CTTGCACAGGATGCTCAGTAAGCGTCCCTACCCTCTCCGCTTCATGCGGTAAAAACAAGAAGCAAGGCGGTCTGCCCTATCTTGCTATCGTTGCTTGTGATTACACCTTTACAAATCCAACTGACCCAGCAGAATGGGCAAGTGCCATCAGTGCCAACAACGCAAGAGTTGTTAAAGGTCTGCTCGGTTCTTTGGCTGACCCATCCAACACTACCAAGCGTATCGGTTCTTGCGACCCTGAAACTTTGTTAGGTCGTGTTTGGACGCTTAATTTCCAAGATTACAACTTCACCGAAACAGGCAGTCCGCTTGTATTTGAGAAAGAAGCGTTCTACAACGATATTCAAGCCGACCCAAGTAAATACTACTTATACTTTGGTTCTTGCGATGGTCGTATGTGGCTCGTGCCTGATTTCACTTTAATGATGAATGTCATCGTTCCCGATAACAACCAAGACGCAAGATACATGAATGTTCAAGTTATGTATCAAGGTCTCACCATGGGAACTCAATATGTTTTCGATTTAGGTACAGTCTAATTCACCCCGTAACAGATGGCATACGAGCCTATTGATACGGGTTTCGGGTTCTATTTCGACCCGGAAGAACGACCTGATGCGTACCTGCGTTGGGCAGAGCAGTATTACTCGATGATTGTGCATACGCAAGGTCATAATCCGGGTAAACTGCTCTACCTACAACGCCCGAACGAAGCCGATGATATCTACCGTTACCGTCTGGCTAATTTCGAGGCAATAACAAAGGGTGCAATCAGTCGGGCAAAAAACGAGGTGTTCAGTCCTATCGGGTCTGCCAAGTTCTCATACAAGATGGACGAGGACACCGAGGAATACATTGAACGCCCTGTGTTTGGCATGTCTGAGGGTTACGGCACTGGTTACGACTATTGGCAATACATTTTCAAGGTATGTTGCGAGCGTATCATTGACGACCCGAACGGATACATCACTTGGATGCCATTTGGCGAAGGAACAACAGACCCGACACAAAAGGTTGATGTTTATCCGTACCAAATCTATTCCGTTTGCATCACTCGTTTAACAAAGGACAGAATCACCTTTTACAAGCCCGAGGAACGCTTTTATCTGAATTCAGGCACAACAGGTCGTATATTTTACACTATCGACAAAGAGGCTTATTATCGCCACTACGAGATTGAACTGCCTGATGATAAGACTACATTCGGCACGGACTTAATTTATCGTCACAACTTGGGCGAAATTCCTATCGTGTTAAATGGCGGATTTCGTAAGTCGGCAATCGGTCAATTCGACTACAAAACACGCAAGGCAGTTTGGGGCGAATCAACTTATATGGGTTGGTCGCCTTATTCATTCACAAGCGGGTCGGCATTGTTGCAGAATACCTACCTGCCTCAGTTTATCGACTATCTTGAGTCTTTCTTTGTCGGTTTTGTTGGATATGCGAACGAAGCATTAAAGACCTTTGACGATTGGAAAGGTGCGAGGGTAATGACTTCCAACCCGATTCGAGTTGAGAAGCAGATGCCTTGTACTGCCGAGGGGTGCAATAATGGTTATGTCTGGGGGCATGATAGCGAGGGGAATGACTCAAGACGAGCATGTAATACCTGCAACGGTTCAGGCGTAATGGTTCGCAGTCCGTTTGGCATTTATCAGGTCAAAGTACCCGATAGCACAACGCTCGAAAACCAGACGCTTGTAGATGACCCCGTGTCATATGTATCGCCTCCCGTGGATGGCTTGGAGTACATGCAGAAAGCGTGGGAGACGCTGATACACAAAGCCGAGTTGGAATTGTATCAACTCTTCACCGACTCGGCTCAATCAGGCGAGGCTAAAAAGGTGGACAGAGAGGGCAAGTATGCGATGATAATGGCTATGTCAAATCACATCTTTGACCATATCATCTACAATCACCTGAACTTCCTGATTCGTTTAAGAAACATTGTCAATCCTGAGCCTGCAATCATCGTCAAGCCTACATCGTTTGCCATTCGTGACGAGGCTATGATTATCGAGGAATTGAAGCAACTGAACGAAGCAGACGCCCCGATTCCGGTAAAGGTCAAAGCACAAAAAGACTTGATGAAAAAACGATTCTCAGGCAAAGCCGAGGCGAGTGAAGTCATTGAGTTAATGGTGCAGTTTGACCCGCTCTATGGACAATCAATGGAGGACATCGAGCGTATGCAACGGATGGGGGCGATTGATACCAGAAGCGTTCAGAAGCATGCGTATTGTTACCATGTTTTGGAAAGGGTCATGGAAAAGGTTGACGACATGGAACACGAGATGGAAGAGCCTGAGATTCTCGTATTGATGGAGACCGAGTTCAATACAATCGTTCCACCTCCTGCCACGCAGATTCAGATTCCCGTATTTGAATAATGGCGAAGCGTTCACCAGAAGATGAAATCGACCTGCTCATTGATAACTTGGTTGATAATGCCCGCAAAGGGGCAGACGATGCCACTACACGCATCATTAAGTTATTGGACAAGTACTTGGACGGTTTCCAGTTATCTGATGGAACTTTCGTTTTATCAGAGCAAAACAGCCGACTTCTCACTGGTCTGGACAGCGAGATTGCCAAAGCAATCAACGCAAGTACCTACCCAGCCAGCGTGTCCGAAATCGTCAGAAGTTTGCCCGAAATTGAACGATTGAGCGAGATGGTATTAAGGCAATACAATAGCACCTTTGCGTTTGATTTCGACCGATTAGGCGTATCTCAATTACGCCTGATGCAGACTGAAACGATTGTTCAGAACATGACCGGCACGGGTTTGACTGCTGAGATACGCCAACCGATTCGGGATGCAATAAATCGGAATGTGTTTGCAGGGGCAAAAGTGACCGATACCAAAGCGAGACTTCGTGATTTTCTGCTTGCATCTGAGTCGGACAAGATGAACCGCATGGCTCGATATGCGAATGTCTGGGCGCAAGACGGCATCATGCAATACGATGGCATGATATACGATAGATTCAGAACCGAGTACGCACCAAACAGCATTAGGTACATAGGCAGTCTAATTGGTGATAGTCGTCCGCAGTGTGTTAGGTGGATAACGAAGTACAATGGTAAAATTCCAATGAACAAATTACAAAGCGAAATAAATTGGGCGTATAACAACGGGTCAGGAATGAACCTTGCTACGACTAAAGAAACATTCTGCACATATCGTGGCGGTTACAACTGCCGACACAAAGCAATTCCCGTATTTGAAAGTGAGGGCGAAGACAATGAGTAACAACGGGCAAGACGAATCAATCGGGGGAATTGTATCCTCCATATTGGGGTATATTATGGCACATTTTTTTTCTGTTGATGCTATTTTTTTCAAGGTAGTTATTGCCCCGGCAATCGGTGCGACTATCGGTTTTTTCGTAGTAAGATTTTGGAAAAAACTTTTCGACAAAAATGAAAAATCAAATCAAACAAATGAATAAACACGACTGGATAATTATCCTCTTCTCGATGCTGATTGCTACGGCAACAGCAAACGCACAGGACACGGTTTACATAGCCAATTCTGGAAGCAATGTAACTATCACCTACAAAGGCTCGGTCAAGTCAGTACCTCGTAGTTTGATTAGTGCCAATAAGATTGTCAGTCCTATCCTGCCCACGCAGGTATCAATCTTTAACGGGGCGTCTCAGGTCGAATCATGGACATACAACTTCTACCGATTCAAGGTAAATCAAACCGCTATCACCAATGTCGATAGTTTTGTTCCTGCGATTAACAACCTGAACACGGCGATGGTCGTGTCGTACAAGTTGCTCAAGGACATTCAAATTGTTTCGGCTTTGCCTGCCAATCCTGACCCGACCGTTACTTACTTAGTAGGTGCGCAGACAACCATAAGCATAACAGGTTTGAATGGCAACGCTGACGGGTATTACCGCATTCAAGGCACAACGATTAACGCAGGCAGTGCCGATACGCACACAATGAGATTCAATGCGGTTAATACCAATGTTTACGACAGCCGGTATTCGTATGTCGGGTCTGCATCAAGTACGGGGTCAAACTTGCAAACTCATATCTTTATTGCGCCCAATAACGGGGCAAATTCGCTCACTATGTTTGATATTACTATCGACCCAGCAACGGGCAAGAATCGCACGGTTCAGGGCGTGGCTAATGTGTTTGGGGCGAATCAAATCACCGCACCATTATACCCGACCTTTGGCGGTTTGTGGCGTGACAATTCAACTAACATTACAAGCATTCAACTTGGTTATGCTTCAATAAGTAACGGGTATGCCGTTGGTACAAGAATCAGAGTTTATAGTTTACAGCAATGATAGAAATAGGCAAATATTACCAGATTCAGACCCCGCAGGG